TTGCAGGGTTGAGTTTTGTCATTTCATTGGTGGAGACGAAAGCACAGTTCTGTAGTGCTGCGGAGTTACGCTGTTCATTGACCAAAGGCGTACCCATGACCCATAGCCCACGTCCAGGTGGAGTCCACTTGAGATTGAATAGGCGGTCGTAGGCTTCTTTAGCAGAAGCCTGAGCCTTAGCGTCATTCCACGGTAGGCGTTGAGACTTAGCGTGGTCTTTCTGTAGGGAATACATGCCGTTGATGACACGCTCACATACGTCTGCCCAAGTCTCTTTCGTACCGTCTTGCTTCAAACGAGAGTAGGTTCTAAGGAAGGTTATCTCCCCGACTGAGTTGCCAGCAGCATCTCTGTATCCAAAGGGAGGGGTCTTAGTACGGTATCCCGCAACAAAATCTTCGGTCAGTTTGAAAGAGAAAAGAGTCATTAAAGTTCCTTCGGGTAAGAGATTTATGAACTGGAAAGGGGGATAAGTGAACCTTACATCATGCGGTCATGCACCTGATAACAACACTCCACTTTCCCCCACCTTGTTCCATGCCCCTCCACTCACTGTTATCAGATAACTATTCGAGACTGTCCTTCATGATTTTATTGGTTTGGTCAGGGTCTAAACCGTTGTTTGGTAACTCTCGTAGAGCCTGTGCTCGGTCTCCAAAGATGGCTGAAAGCACCCCTCCAGAGGCTTGTCTTTCGGCTGTAATTCGAATGAACTCTCGGTTCTCTTCCAACTCTTTTAGCCCCTTTACCAACTTGAAAAGGCGGTCAATCTCCTGTGAAGTGTTGGGGTCTGGATAGCCTCCATTGACCTCTTCTGCGAACCTAGAGAACGCAACTCTTGCTCCCTGCATCTCAATAATCGCATTTAAGAGGGCTTTTAGTTGTTCTTTAGTTTTGACTTCTACAGGCAGGTTGAAGGCACAAGCCGTGTCAGGTTTGAAGGCAGGACAGTTAGTAGCAACGAAGCAAGTGTTGCATTGACGGAGTGAGACCCCCGTAGATTGGACTATGGGAACTTCTTTTAGAACGTCGTTACCGTTCTCATCTGTGTCCACAATGGTCTTGGTTTTGAACCCAAAAACAGGCAGGTGGGTGACCTCATTTGGGTCTCTTGGAGACACCTTTTTAGCCTCTTCCACCCCTGAATCTTTCCGCATTTCCAAGTCGCTGTTATCAGAAAGGTACTCCCCTAATTCCGCTAAACCTGATAGTAGTGGTGTCTCACTGTTATCAGATAACAAGTCAGGTTTTTCTCCCTTTACGACTTTAAGGTCAGGGCGTTTTTTATCCATTGAACTCTCCAACTGTAGGTATGACCAGACTGCGACTTTGGAAGACTCTACGCCATCGTTCTTTAGAAACTTGTCAAAGTCCAATCCCGCTTTCGTAGTTACTGACGAGTAACGTGGGCGGGCTTGTGCCAGCATCTTCTTTGGGTATCGGACAATCTGAACCCCGTCCCAAACAATCGTCTCACCCCTACGCATAGGCGATAGCCATGAGAGGGTAGAGGCGGTGGCAAAAGGTATCTGTCGTAGGTTGTCAGGCTTGGCACAGGCTAGGGCGTGAAAGGTCACTGAGGTCTGGCTTTGGATGCCCCTACAAAGCCCTGAGAGGGTCGTTACAGCCTCGATGGTCTCGTAGGGTATGGCTACGTTAGCGAACCTCTTAGACCATTCTCTGAGGCTCTGAACCCCGTATTCGCCATGCCATACCACCCAGAGTTTAGGGTCGTGTTCGTAGGAGGCTCGTTCTTGGAGTATCCAGTCCAGCCCCAAAACCTGACTGTCGGGCTCTATAAAGGCGAACAAATGTTCGACGTTGTTGGCGACAAACTCTTGGTATTCGGCTGCTAAAGAAGTTAGTTCTTCTTTAGAAAGTCCATCTGCCTCTGCCTGACGTATCCCAGAATCAAGAATTACATCGATGTCATTCTCAAAGTGTTCAGAGACCAGCCATAGTTTGGTCTTTGGTAGCCCGCGTTTCTTTAGAGCGTAGAAGGACAGGCTCATACGCTTGACCCCCATGCCTTCTAAGAGGGTGCGGTTACTTCCGACTTCGGCCCCAGCAAATATGATGTTCATAGGGCCCTACTCAAACCTATAGTCTTTTGATACTTCTTTAGAACGCTCTACATTTCTTTTAGTGATTGCTTCCTGGATTGCACCCCAGTTACGAAGTCCTGGGCGGTTACGAATCGGAGTTGAATCAGAGTGAGCCAAACAAAGGGAGGGCATGCCATTTTCAAAACACCATGCGGAAAGTAAAGGGTCTGCAGTAATAACCATCTCTACAGGCTGACGTGACCGTGCAATGGTTATTTGACGTTGAGGCAACTCTTCCCCAAGCAAGTCATACGAATCATCTATAAGTTCTGCGTAATCAATGATGCCGTTACTTAAGAGCCAATGTTCGGCATCCTTTTTAGACCATGACGTAAAAATGGCAACGCGATGATTTGGTACTAGAGAGTAATAAAGCAGAACGCTTGTTCTGTTTGGAACTTTATTCTCCGAACTGAGTACCCCTTCTAGTGCTACGAGTATGTTCAAATTACTTTCCTATTCGGTACATCGCTGCTCTTCGAACCAAAGTTCGAATATCTGGTAACTCAACTCCATAGGTGGTGGCTTCTTGAGAAGCCTTGTAGTCTTCGTAAAACTCTTTTAGTTTCTGTAAGGCAAAGACTGTTCCAAGACGCTTACCTGCTTGCCAACGATAGTTGTAGAAGTCTCCGTAGCCTTCACCTGTACGTGAAAAGGCTAACTTACGACTTCCATGTATGTCGTCATACAAAGCGGTTGCTTGTTCTAATAGGTTGAGCAAAAGAAACTCTGCGTTACGTCTTGTAGCATCGTTCTTTGCTTCTCGAAGATTAGTAGTTAAACGCGAATAGTTAGCAACAATCTCCATCGCTTTTTCTCTATCGCGTTGTGCTGCTTGCTCCCACACAGGCTCATACTGTGCGTGTGCTTCTGGGTCTGGATGAACTGTCCACTCGTCATGTGTTAAATCATAAGCAGCATAAGGTTTGATAACCCTGATGTCTGTAGCCCCAGGGTTTACGTAAAAAGTAACTTCGTAGCCTTCCCAGTTTTTTGTTGCGGGCATCAGTCCCTCACGGAAATCATCGTTTAACATCTTGCTGATTTCAGTGTCAGACAGTCCCATGTAATCAGGATGTTCTTTACGGAATGTTTCGTAATCAACACCAATTAAAATATCTAAGTCACCAGGGTAACGAGCAGCACTCCATTGATAAGAAGCACCAGAGCCAGCCAACCATGCTGTTGCCCATGTGTAAGGCGAGTGATACTTCTTTGATAAGAACTCATTTAGCATCCGCAAAAGACTATTGCGAACCCACGGCTTTATCTTCTCACCAACGAAGATGCTTGGGTCTAACTTGTCTTCTGGCTTAGAAAAATACGAGGTGGCTGACCCAGACAAATTGACTGGACCAACCACCCGATTCAAGCCGTCGTTGCGGTTGTTCATACCTAAAGTTTACTCGTCATCTTCTTCTTTAGGTCTGAAAACGTGCTTTTTAAATTTGCGATTACCCTCTACATCTGAAGCAGGGGGTTTTACAAAACCACACTCCTGATGAGCAGCAGTAAATCGATGGGTCAAATGCCAGATTTGGTCTGCTTCTTTATCATCGCCTGATATTGAAAGAGAACTGCCACAAGCACATGACATCTCAATCGCCATCATAATTAGTCCTCTACTGGTTCTGTAGCAAACTCAATCTTCTGCTCTCCAGCACTGAACTCAACACCGCGTTCTTTAAGAGCGTGTGCAACCTTTTCGCTAACGGTTTGTTCACGGCTATTTAGAACCGTCAAGACTCCGTTAATGACTCGGTCTGCTAACAACTGAGATTCAATGTCTGAAACAATCTCCTTAGAAACCTTAAACACATCTAGAGTATTGAAAGGTCTCTCTGCTTCAATGCTTTCTGGCATCTCACGGTAAGTCTGAATTGTGCCGTCTTTTTCAACAGCAACAATAAAGAAGAATTCTACGTCTTTCTTTTCATTCATTTCGTTTGTCATTCGTACATTCCTAACAGTTTGCGTTTGCGTTGGACCACTTTACTGTGTATTGGACAGAAGTGGCATAGGTAGTTTTTTGGACCAGGAGCGTTCTTTAATGATTCCATTCCTAGTTCTTTTCGGTCTTTTGCTGTGTCTGGTAGGAGCCTCTTCGAAGACGACTCATACTCATCACAACTATCTTGCGGTTTGTTATGTCGTTTCCAACAGGTCATTGCATCTTCAGAGAAAGTGCTTTTACTTTCGTAAAACTTCTCGTCAATTTCTGCAAGACCCTTTGACCCTCCGCCTTTGATTTGGCGAATTATGTCTTCACGGGCTTCTTTATTAGCCCAAGCCATCACAGGAACAACAAATAACAATCCCTTGTGCTCTTCCCCTGAAGGGAACTTATGTTTCTCACAAGCAATTGCTAGTAGATGGTCATTCTCTGGACGACCTTGAAACGGTGGCAACTCTTCTAAAGAATTACACACCATGCAAAACAAGAGTCGCATTTGCGGACCCTCGTTGTATGACTTGTCTTTGGAACCAAGCAACGGCACATTCGGCATGTAGTTCTCCTAAATAGTTGTCGAAAGCGTACCCCAACTTCTAAAGAAGTTAAAGCAGGTTAATCAATCTTTTTTGCACGTTTGCTACGGATAGATGGGATGGGTCTGCGAACCCTGCCACCCTTCTTAGCCGAAGGACGACTTCCGCCTTGTTTGCGTTCTTCCGTAAACTCGACCTTTGTTTGCTTTTGCCCATGCTTACCAGCACGAGCACCTATGCTTTGAGGTCTCTTAATCTTTTTAGCCAATTTAGGCTCCTGGGTTCACCTTATTTGGGTGCTCAGTTGTCACGAACCCATAGTTAAAGAATGGGTGCAGTGCTTGACGATTTGCCTCAGTGACTTCGCTTCCAGAACCTGCGATGACTTCAGTATCAGGACGAGCCTTACGATACTTGCCATCAGTTGAGCCTTCAGCAAGTGACTTGTTCATTGAACGTGATGAGTTAACTGCCATGTTTATTTACCTGCTTCTCTCTTTGCTTTGGCTTTTGCCATTTGAGAATCAAACTTCTTTTCTTGCTTGTCTCCATAAGACTTTGCCCATTCCTGACGCTTTTCCAAACGGGCTTCTTTACGTGAACCAGCCTTAACCTTTACGTCACGTCCGACCATTGCTGTTCCAGCAACTAAACGAGTCATTGGCTTGTTTACGCGGAACATGGTTTTTTCTTTTGGATTATCAGTTGCTTTAATGGAGCCAGCCTTTGCTGCAGCCTCAACCGCAGGGTTGTTAAACTTAGGCGACTTACGACGGTCGTTCCACGCAATCATGCGTTACCTTCTTTCTTTGCTTTTTCAGCAGCGATACGTGCTGCTCTGGCTCTGGCTTGTCCAGCCTTAGCCCTGTCTATGTTCTCCTCACGGACACTTAGACCTCCTGAGATTTTACGCCTAATGGTCGACATTGCGGCCTTAAAGTGCTTCTCAGAATCTGGATGCCCTGGATTTCTTACTGTAAAGGCTGCTATGCCTAAAAGGGTATGGACGCTTGGGTCTGCTTTCTGCAGGGTAGCGTGAACTTCGTTGAAGTTGTTGTGGTGTTCGTGGAACTCTGGGGTTCCCTGAGTCTTCTTCATCCTGTCAAGGTGAACCATGGCTTGCCTTAAAAGTTCCCCTACCTGAGCAGGTTTTTGTGCAAATCCTTTATTTTTTTCACGTAATTGAGTTCTACCAGTTACGGGAGTTGTACGCATGGCTGCTCTTGGCTGTACTTGTCCACCCATTACTTCTGGACCAGCAGTAGGAACGTTAGGAGCAACTGGGGTTATCTTTTCAGCACGTCCGCCTTTACCACGACGAACGGTTGGCTTTACCTTTTTAGGAACAGTAATGTCACGACGAGCACTTTCAATACGACCACCAGCACCGCGTTTGACTGAACCAACTCGCTTTGGTTTTTCTTTTTTGCTGAGTTGAACCTTAGGACCTGCAGGTCCGCTTGGTTCTCCTACGACTGACTCTCCTGTAGGAGTGACTACTCGTGTTCCCTTTTTTAAAGGGCCCTTTTTAAAAGTGACGCTATCAACGGATTTGCCAACTTTGCTTTCGGCTTCACGTTTGGCTGCTGCTTGTTTTTGCTTTTCAATCTGAGCATCAGCACCGCCAATTTCTTTAGACTCTTGGGGCGTTAACTTAGGCATTACGCCATCCTATCTTTCAAACGCTTTGCAGAGTGTTGAGCAAAGCACTGAGGGCACATGCCCTTGCTATACATTGCTTGTACTGGGTTCATAATGACACCGCACTGTGGGCATGGGTGAGAGCCGTTGTAGGACATAATGTTGTCCACAACTTTTTTAACCTGCATCTCTAGTGGGTAAGAGCCGCTTTCCATGTCCATTAGTTATTTCCTAACGAGTTTGTGCTTGTACCTGAATAGCCAGCAACTCCGCCTGAATACCAGGAGACTCGTGGTTCAACGTACTTTCTGTCAATAGTTACTATGTCATCAATGCCAAAAACTTTACGGTCATACCCGTACTTTTCTGGGAAAAGACGGATTTGTGGAAGAGGAGGACGGACCATTTGAGCAATGTCTGCTCCAGGAATATTCATAACCATAAGTGCTTGAGAAGTTAGGCGTTCTTCATTAGAAGACCATGGGCCACTGTATTGCCATCTTTTTGCTACTTGGTCAGGTTGAAATGGGGGACGTTGATTATACGATTTAGTCCAGTCATAACGACCGTCGCTACCACTACCACGCATCGGTTACCTCCAGGCAGGTCGCATATTTGAAAGTTGCGACGCTCTCTTTGGATTTAGTTGACCAGGTTGGTCTGCACGAAGATTTGCTTTTCCGTCGTTTACTAAATGCGGGGCTGGTGTAAGTCTTTCTTCTGGCGAGTTTCTCTCTGCTAAAAATACAGCCACACCGTTCTGGTTTATTTGTTTTGCTCTCAGTTGGCGTGTTAACCCACGTGTGGGCTGTAACTCTGTAGGCCAGTAATAAGCACTGGGCTCAACTCTTTCTCCTCTGTGAACACCGCGTTGATACGCTTTTTTATTTACGTTGTTTTTAAGGGAATCAAGAAGTTTGTCATCACGACGACGAGTAACAAGTGTTCCTAAATAACCATCTGGATACTCTGCAGTAGGAACTCGACCAACACCAAGACGCATGAAGTCTAGGTCGGAACGAATTGATGGACCGCCTACACCGCCTTGATTGTTGTAGCCAGATAAACCACCAGCACCAAGTGCTTGCCAGTTTTGGCTAGGGTTCATATTTACTGCTGGCATTATGCTTCTCCCCGCATACGCTTTACACGGTTTTCATTGATAGTTCTTAAAATGTGTTCGTGAGTAATTGGCTTACCTGCAAGCATGCCAGCCTTCTTATTCCAATCTTTGTTCTTATATTGGTTACGAGTAAAACTTCCCTTGCCACCTGGCATATCTAATGCACCAGGACGATAGCGAGGGTCTACATCGTTTTTACCAAGGTCTCCTGTGTGCAAAAGAACATCTCCACCATAACCACCTACGAAGTGACCACGACGAGAAACACGTGTACCACCTAAGGCGTATGACGCTTTCTGTTGTTCTTTAACGCCCATTTCTTGGGCTTCTTTAGGAGTCTTTACTTGAACTGAAAGGTCTTGGTCGTGTACTTCTGGTGTTGATGGGTTCTTCCAAGAACCGTGAACAACGCCTTCCATTCCTTCAACTTTTGCTGCATGCTTTTGACGATAAGCCTTTATCTGTTCACCAGTTGCTGGCAATGGAGTGGCTTGTTCAGCACCAGAAAAAGCAGTCATAAACCCGTGACCAGTAACAGGAGTTCTGTTATGGAAGCCTACGGAGCCTCCACCTTCCTTGTTAATGTGTTCAGCGAACTGCTCATCGCTCATTGCCTCGTGACTCATAGTCCAATGGTCTGCGATAAACTAGGATTTGTCAGGGTAAAGGAGGCAAAGTGGAACGCGAAAACCTATACAAACGCCCTTTAAAACACCTAGTTGCTATCGCAGTAGTAGAGGAAAAGTTTCAGGCAATCTGTAACCCTATTAAATGTGGTTGGAAGGGTTCAATCACTGACCGTTCTACTGCTGAGTTTGAACGGGAGATTCACTATATTGAAATTCTTGACCTTGATACAAAGCCGTTCCTTCAATAATGTGAACTGCTTCTATTGAGAAGCGTCCTGTCTCTTCGTTAAACCAAACAATACCTACACCTTGTTGCCAGTTTTCAAAATGAAGTCCTGGTCTGCCATCAGAGCCAACACCAGAATTAACCGATGGAACTGCTCCATCAACTCTGCAGAGGCAACCTGGTGAGAAAGCAACGCTTCTAATAGGGCCATCTGCATCAAACGTTGTCTTGTATTGCATTTCGATTCTGTGGATGTGTCCGAAAATCGTAGAGAGGTGCGGTGCGTCGTTTGTGTACGCTGCAGCAGTTGACCCGTTGCTCCGTACTTTGTTTCCGTGCATTGCTCGAAGATACTTACCGAGCCAGACATAACTCTCTTGTGATGGGTACTTGTCATAGAACTCCACTCCTAGTTCTTTGAGGGCCAATAAGTTTTGAACGCTTAGTACTGGGTCGCCATCTAGTTCGGTAGCCCTCTTTAGTCCGTAAGATGCTGCAGCATTTCTGGTTGAGTACAGATTCAAACGGTTGTCGTGGTTACCCTCTAGCAAAATAATCCGAGCATCTGGGGCTATTGCCCTTTGTTTAGCAAGAAAAGCATGCCCATAGTTAATTGCTGCTTGAGTTGTATTAGCAAAGGCTGCTTCTTGTACATACTTGCTGTGCTCTTGTAAATCTAAGAAATCTCCAAGGTTGATTACTACGTCAACACCAAACTTCTCTTGAACGTAAGCCAGTATTTGCAAGGCTACTTCAATGGCTGCGACATCATGAAATGGGTCTAACGTCCCGTCTTCGTAACGACGATAACCAATCTGTGGGTCTGGAAGAATAAAAGCACACCGCATCTTGGTTGTGCTCTTATCGTGTCTAGTTGGTGTCCAATCAAGTTTTACATCAACTGGGTCTGCTGGTCTTACGATTTCCCATTGCGGTCCTTCGTTCCACGCAGGATGGATAACAAACTTAAGGCCCTCAAGGTCGTGGACTGTTGCGTTGCCATCTTCATCTTTAGTAACCGTTTGGTAAGTAGAAACGTTGACCTTAGTAATTTTACCAATGTCGTCTGGGTCGAAACCATTTTTCTCAAGTAACTCGCGTATCTTGCTTTGTTCAGCAGTCTTCTTTAGTTCGTCCCAATTGTCGTTTAGCGACATGCACATTGTCCTTGTCTATGTGTACGAATTGTGTCTTTGCTCATCTGAACAGTCATAACCCGTTGTAATTCTCTAAATAAATCTGCATGACTTAAATCAGACTTTAGTAAAACAGAAATAACCTCAGCCTTTTCAGGACTGAGGTTGGATTGCCATTTGGCAAATTTGCATTGTTTTGAGTCTACTGGTCGAGTTTCTAGTCGGACCAGGAGTTCTTTAAAAGCGTCTAATGACGGTTCTGCTGCTACGTCTTGTTGTCCCACCTGTCACCTCTCGTAACTAATTGGTGACTAAATTGTACCTAACTTAGTTACGAAAAGTGAGAGGTTCGTTAAAAAATTATTTGGGTTCAAAAGGTTGCGTAGGTTGGTCATCCCATTTGTAAAATGAACCAGCAGTCTGCTTGGACAAAGGAGTGGGAGTTCCGTAAGGGTCACTCTGATTTGACCAAGCAGTACGTGCTTGAGCAGAAGACATATTCGTTGCACCCAAAGGACGCGGTGCACTAACACCGCGATATGGTTGAATCGCTTGCCCAGTCTGCTGTGATGACTGATTACCGTTCATTGTTTATCGCAATGAATCGGAGGCTGCACCTGAGAAACCTTGACGGGCTCCCATTGTTGAAGGAACTGTACGAGCATTTGCCATAGTTGCACCAGATGCTGGGTCAACTGTTGGCATCTTTGCTGAAATCTTGCAGCAAGCACCCATACGCTCCGAAGAACTAGCGTCAACTTGTACAGGAGTGCGGCGTGGCTTTGCACCCATAACTGTTGGGTCTCCTGCTTGTGTGTTCTTCTTTGGCATTAGTTTGCCACGAACAGCACCAACAGAGAAGCGAGCACTACCTGCTGACATTAAATCATTTACGACATCTGGTACATCGACCGATGTTTTCATTCCTGCACCATCCATGTGACTGGAGGCTGCTCCTGCACGACGACGCATAGCGTGTCCCATCTTTCTGTAATCTGACATGTGAACTCCTAAATACCCTCTATAGAAGTATAAACTTCTTTAACTGGCTTGGATGCTAAACACGATGGCAGATATTTCTCCATCGCGGGATTCAATGGTTGTGAACCCTGGCTTGCAGGTAAGGTCTAGACCTCTAGGGGCTACATAACCTCTAGCGATTGCCAGAGCCTTTACTGCCTGGTTTACCGCTCCAGCACCTACGGCACGGAGTTTGACCTGACGGTCCTGGTACAAGGCGTGGGCGATAGCAGATGCTACGGATTGAGGGTTGCTACCTGCACTCACCCTCAAGAATGGCTCCGCTTCAGGAGTCACTGGTTGTTCGTTGTTTGTCACGTTTGTTATTCCTTTTCGACGTTTGGTGAACCCACCTCAGTCGATAAAGGTAGAGACAAAACCCTTATAAATCAGTCTAAACGTGGCTCATCTCTGTATTTAGGGTCCTCTAATTGTTTAATTATCTGGGTTTCCATAGCATTTATACCCACCCCACGAATAACTCTGGCTAGAGCATAGGAGTCAGCAGCATTGTCGTCTGAAAACTCTATACCCCATCGCTTGTACATCTGAAGCAGCATTTCTTGTTTCTTGGCATTGCCTTTGCCAGATGCAAACTTCTTTAAGGTCATAGGAGGGACCTGTAATGGGTAATGCTTTTTCTCTAGAAGTTTCAACTTCACTATGCCCGCTAATTCTCCCAATTTAAGGGCTGCATGGCTTTGTAATACAGAACCTTCCATAGCCACATCGACTATTGGGAAAGCCGTAATAAACTCTTCTAAAAAACAAGAGATGTCGTAAAGACGTTCAACCCCAAAGTAAGGAGACTTGTAAACACGGGTGTGGTACTTCCCATCATCGTCTAAAGCAGTTATAGCAAATCCCGTCAATGACTGGTCAATGCCTATGTAAGCAGGTGTGCCCTCTCTTAGCCCACCGTCAAATTTCTTTATGCTCATAGAGCGTCTTTACTAGATTACGTAACTGTTCTAGATTTCCGTCATTTAAGATTCCATGGTCACAAGGATAGTTATCCATTTCCCACTCAGAAACATGCTGATTGACTGCGGTAACTCCTGGTCGTTCTACACGCCATATTTCTCCGCCGTGTTTCTTTATGTAGTTTGCCTCATTTAAGAATCTAACATCAGCAATTACATAGTTCCTGTCTGCTCGCATCTTGCTAAACGCAGCCATAATCCAAACATCCTCATGAATATTCATACGGGCTGAGTAACCTAGCACTTGTAAAAACTCACGTATTTCTTCTTTAGATTTGGCGATGTCCCAACCGTATTGGTCAACCATGTCTGAAAGACGTTCTCCGTCTACTGTTGGGCTTAACTCATAAAGAATCTTACGAATAGGGTCAGCAAACGATATGCGTTCAAACGCATACTCTTTTACAAGTATGTCAGCAACCGTGTCCTTACCTGAACGTGCATACCCAGACAACCCAATAATCATGCGAAGAACTTGTCCTTTCTAAAGGACTTCATGTCCCCACTACGACGAGTAATCTCACGAGAGATAAGGGCTCCGTCACGTTCTAGGTTGTTGTACATCGCTTCAATCATTTTGCGGTAAGCATAGATTTGGTCTAACTCTTCGCTCAATTTAACAATTGCTGGGTCTGAGTTGACCTCGGCTTTCATAGCAGTGACCTTGTCACCTTTTGCTGCTGTTCCGTGTCTAAGAACCATCTGCTTTGCATAAGCCATGTCGTATTGTTTTTCTGCAGCACGTTCATCAATTTGTGCTGCTGATAACTGAGTTGCTACATAGTTAGTCCAAGCAATTACATGGCTATACAAATTACTTAACTGCTCTCCACCTAACTCGGTGAGGTCTCTTGGCATCAAGGGGTAGTCCCCTTGTGCTGGAGCAATTGTGAACCCTTGGTTCAACAACTCGTCTATTGCTGCTGCTGAAGATTTACCCAACTTCAGTGTCATTGTTCTCTCCAAACTGTGCACAGGACTTACAGTCAGGTCCTATATTGCACTCTAGGGGTGTCTGATTAGCCACCGCTTCTACAACTATACGGGCATTGTCAAAGATGTCGTCAACTAACGCAAAATCAGCCTTGACTACAAACTCTCTATAATCTTGGTCTGCTTTTAGTTCGTATATGAAAACAATCTCATCCACCTTGTGGCCCATACGCTTCATCAGTTCTAAATAAATCTGGCCTTGCATAAGGTGAGTTCTGAATGGGCGACGGATACTTCTCCAGGCTTTTTGTAAATCACCATCTGCTTTAGCAATTAACTCTGGAGCCTCAATGCGAAGAGTTCCAGAACCAATGGACTTAATCTCAATCAAGCAATCATTGCCAATACCTTTTATCCAGCCATCTGAGTGTCCAGCAATTCTAAGAGACTCATCAACTAAAGGTACTTCTGCATAGTTTAAGAAATGACTGTAAGCACTGCAGTTAGGGCACATCTTTGGTGAAGTTCCCCAACGAGTTTCTCCGCACACTGTACAAGCCCATAGTCCATGCAGTGTTCCCATTTCTTTAAACCAGTTCTGCCACTTAGCGTGGATAAAATGGCCTTCATCAAAAATAGATTGAAGTCTTAAATTTGGTCGTTCTTTTTTGACCTCAACGCCACTCAACGCAAAATAAGATGCTCGTAAACACCACGTTGATTTAGCCATTTCCGAAGGATGTAGAACATCTGTTCTACGTTTTTCGGCAGGTTTAGTAAGCAAGTGACGCTCTATGTCACCCACCAAACGTGGCTCATTCTTCTTTGCGTCTAAGTACTTCTTGAGGTCTGTGTTCACTACTCTTTCCAATCGTCTAACTGTGAGATGTACTCCTTAAGAGTCATCTTTTTCTTGTGGGACTTCTTCCACTTTCGTACAAGGGCGTTACGTTCTCTGTGAGACATTCCTCCCCAAATACCGTGTGGCTCTTCTCTTTCTACCGCATCCCACAGACATTGCAGTCTGACAGGGCACGGGTTCTTTCCGTTGTCCCCAAAGCAGTACGACTTAGCAACATCTGCGATTGGTTTGTATAGGTCTTTATCACGTGGCGGGTAAAAGATGTCAGTTTCAACTCCTTTACACCTGGCTTCGTATCGCCACGAGTAATCTGGCTCATCCATTCACGATTCCTTTTCATAAGTTCTCTCTCATTTCTAGGTAATCGTCTTCAAGGAGAATCACATAATTCTCCCCATCTAGATGGATGCCAAGTACGGGTGTTCGGCTATCTAGTATTGCCTCTCTCGTTATTTTCTTTAAAACTTCTGACTTGATAGTGACCTGTTTTTTACCAGTCCACTTGTGCTCAATCAGCAGTTCTTTAGAACGTACATCTCCCTTTCGTTGCCAGAAAGCACCAGAAGCAGCGTTACGGCTACCGCCAACACGCTTTGCTAACCTGTTCTCGTGTTTACGAGATTGTTTCTGACCCTCAGACTTCATTTCTTTTTAGTTGGCTTTCTTTCAACCCAACCAAGTTGGTCGATAGCAGTTAACGTTAAAGCAACGCTCTCTGCAACAGACTGAACAACAATCATTAAATCTTCTGGATGACATTTACGGTCAATGTCTTTACCAGTACTCATGAAACTGCTTTCTGAAGTACGAATGACTTTATTAACGATAGTTAAAAACTCGTCCATAGAGACGTACCACTGACATTTGTTATCGTCCAAGGTCAATCACCTTCTTTCTTAGGTCTTCTTTGAGGTCTATTTCCTCACGGATAGACGCAATGACAGACTCTGTGCCTTGCCATTTACGGTCACCATAGTAGTACCAGCCACCCTTACGTTCAATGATGCCATGTAGCACTGACATTGCCGCAATTTCTTTAGCAAAGTCGTACTCGCCTGGGGTGCAGTTACCGCCATTATCGAAGTAAAAGTCAAAGTAAGCAACCCTCTGTGGGGGTGCTGTTTTGTTCTTTAGAACTCTAACCTTGATGGTTTGACCAATACGCTTCTTGTCGTTTCCAGTACCTGTTTCAATCCATTCGTCTCTACGAACTTCGGCACGAGTAAAGAAAGCATAGTTCTTGCCTTCTCCACCAGGGGTGGTTCGAGGGTCGCCGTGCATAACGCCAATCTTCATACGGTACTGATTGATGACCAGTCCTAATATTGGACGCTCATCTTCAACCAAACTTCTTTTCATCGCAGAACCCACAACTCTAAAGAACTTGTTTGTGATTAGGGCTCCACGTCCAACAGTCATCTCCTCCATTGTTTTCTCCATTTCTGGAGCAGGAGATAGGGCAGGTAACGAATCTATAACAATTGCATCTACAGCCTTGGATTCAGCAAACTTAATTACAGCGTCATACGCTTCTTCCATAACGTTAGTTTCAATAACGATGACTCGTTCTTGGTCTACTCCGCACATTTCTGCGTAGGCTGGAACCCACTGCTCTGCTGCTACCCATACGGTTGTGTATTCAGGATTGATAGCCTGATTAGCAGCGATGGTCTTAAGTGCAACGGCTGTCTTGCCATGAGAAGACTCGCCAATTAGTTCGTTCCACTGATTGCCAGGGAATCCTCCTCCAAGTACATAATCTAGGGTTGTAGACCCTGAGGTTATTCTTGGGATTAAATTGTCACGAATGTCAGACCCCAATACAGCGACGTTACCTCCGTGCTGTTTGTTTATGTCTGCAATTATTTTACGGGCTTCACTATTCAACGTCATTAGTCCACTCTCCCGATAATCCCCTGTGGATTAAAGTTGTTTGATGAGTTATTTCCGAGAGCGGGTTTTGCTCCACTCTCTACTTTTGCACCTTGTAACGCTCCATACTTACTTCCTGCTTGAGATATTGGGTAACCGCAGTCATAACAACGTGGGGCAGTGTTTGCCACCGACATGTAATTAGAAGAACTGCAGTCTGGGCAACTTTGTGTTTGAGAAGCACTTTGTGCTCGTGACTGAGGCTGCTGTGGCTGTGGTGGTGTGTATTGAGTCATCGGCTGTTGAGATGGTGGCATTGGAGGCGACACATCTCTACGAGGCGGTGTTGGTTGGGATAACTTTTTTGCCCACCAGTCTGAATTACTCATAACTTCCCCTTTGGTTTTACTGGACCTAAACTTAGCAGACCAAGGTCTACCATCTGAGCAATCGAACCCATAACTGCAGCAAGAGTCATGGCATGAGAGCGGTCATGATAGAACTCCCAATAACCTTCTGGTGCAGTCTCTCCTTCTTCACCCATACGAGTTTTGAAAAGTTCTGTAGTTGCTTCTGCAATTTGATATGTCTGTGCAGCAATCAACGGCAAAAGGTGAGCAATGCGTTGTACTCGTGCATCACTATCGCGTTGTTCTTTTTCTGCTACTTCTGGACTGACGTAAGAGGCTCCGACAAGAACACTTAAAGCCTGTGCATCCTCTAGTTGAGAGTCTAGAAACATGCCTCTGATGCGATACATAATTTCTGCCATAAGTGCGTCTTCATCAACTTCAATCTTCTTCTTTTTACGCCAAAACATTTACTTTGCTTCTCCCCACTTTTGAACAATGTGAGTGTCTGCAATTAAAGGCACAAGCATGTCAGGCAATTTGACCCCTTCCATGGACTCCCGAATAGCATGTGCTGTTTCTTCGGCTAGTTCATCAGGAGCAATTGTCACAAGTTCATCGTGCACAGTCAATAACACTTTGACCCTAGGTTCGTCTACAAAACAGGAGTGAGCACGAACCATTGCCAACTTGATTAGGTCAGCAGCAGAGCCCTGAATGACGGTATTGAAGGCTTGGCGTTCTGCACGAGATTTGGGGCCTAAATCGTTAGAAAGTAACTCTGGGATATACCTACGGCGACCAAGCACTGTAGAGACATAGGGAAGCGGTCGTTGGTTCTTTGCAATACGGATTACACGGCTTCTGTAATTGTTTACGGATGGGAAGCGGTCATTGAACAAGTCCATCAACTGATGTGCTTCTTTAACAGTACAACCAATCTGGTCTGCAATCTTTTCAGGACCAACACCGTATGCAATAGCAAGAACAAGAACCTTACCTGCACGACGGTCAACACCCATGCGACCACCAATTGTGGTGTAAATGTCGCCTTTGTCCAAATAGTTCTTTACGAACGAAGGGTCTTGAGAAAAGGATGCAATGATGCGTGGCTCAATTTGAGAATAGTCAGCAACTATAAGTTTGTGACCAGGAGGAGCGATAAACAAGTTGCGAATTAATTTACCGTACTCACCCTGAGATGGGATGTTCTGTAAGTTTGGTTGGCTACTTGAGAAACGACCAGTCTCTGCTCCGTAAGATTTGAAATTAGTGTGTACTTTTCCGTTAACTAACAAACTCTTACGTTCAACAGTCTTTGACTTACCAGCCGTTGTACGGGTTACGTCACCGCCTGTATAGGGCGTTACATAAGTGGTCATCAACTTGTTTAAGTCTTGATACTTCATAATTGTTGCAACAAGAGGGTCTTTTTCACGGAAATAATCCAAGGCTTCAGCACTTACGGAATAATGTTGTATCTGAACTTCTTCACCCTTTTTCATTGCCTCTAACCCTTTAGGAGTCAAAGCAATCTTGATGGTCTTGTTAGGACGCAATCCCCTACCACCTTCAGATTTTGGAGAAAACAGTATGCGTTGTTTGTCTGGGATTGAGTTCAAGTGGAACTCTTCTCCAGCAAGTTTGTAAGCCTCAGCAGTTACCTCTACCAAGTCTTTGTCAATCTTCTTCTTTAGACGGTCTAGTTCTTCTGTATCAATGTGAGCACCAGTGAGTTCCATATCGCATAGAACCTGCAGTAAATCCATCTCTAAACGCCAAACTGTAAGGAGTCCGTACTGCTTCAACTTCTTGTCGTACACCTTGTACAACTCCCAAGTTGCTTCAGCATCTAGCCCTGAATAATTAGCAACATCGCTAAAGGAGTGCTTCTCAACTGCGTGACCGATGCCTTTTTCAACAACACGGCCTAACTCTCTCTTTGCACAATCATCAAGACCAAGCATGTTCTTGGTTCTGTTATCAATGATGAATGACGCGGTCAAAGTATCAAAATACGGTTTAGTAGGAACAACCCCTCTGTAATACTTTGCAATTGCTTTTAAATCGAACTTTACGTTGTGACCAACCTTTATCTTGTTGCTAAAGAACAAAGGCTTCAATGCTTGGAATACATCGCCAGGTAATAATTGGTCAGGAGCAGCATCAAAAATTGGAACCCAAGTGTCTTGTCTACGTGAATAGTCTTGCTCTCTAAGTTCTTTGCCTTCTGCTTTACGTTTCTCTCCTGAAGCAAGTAACGGTTTTTCCCAACGCAAAAATTCGCCGTTGGGATGTCCCATTGGGATTACGTCAACGCGTCCTTCAGTAGCAAGAGAAATCCACGTGACTACGTTAAGTAACGGGTGTGTACGTGAGAAGTCATCTGGTCCCACGGTTTCAACGTCAAACGCAAATGCGTCAACTGTTGAGTAGTAGTCTGCCAACTCTTTAAGTTGGTCTTTAGTAGTTATTACGTTCATATCTCCTCTTTAAGAAAGAGGGCGTGTCGTGTGTACACGCCCTCTCTCATTGGGACGTTGCCTAGACGGACAGAAAGGAAGGGGGGTTAGGCAACAGAACGAGCAACTTCGAGCAACTCGGACCGAGGAGTGTCCCAGATTGCTGTCGACGGGA